GTATACGAGATTAGCTAAAGTACTCGTATACGGATTGGACGTCGACAAACTTTGAATTGGCAACACAGGGAACCTTCCCCTCGGCGAAGGCCGAAAAGAGGCTAGCCATGCCCTTAGTAGGACTAGCCAAAGGAGGGGACTAGCGGTAGCAGTGAGTCCATTGGATGGCCGAACCCCTGAGTACAGGGGAGTCGTCAATGGTTCGACACTCCTTTAGTCGAGGAGTCTCGAGATGCCATGTGGACGAGGGCATGCCCACGGCACATCTTAACCCACGCGGGGGTTGCGTGGGTGAAAGCGCCATTCGTGGCGTCATGGACACAGCCTGATAGGGTGTAGCAGAGACCTGCTACTCCGCTAGTAAAAACTCTGCTGTACATGGCACATGGAGTTGTTTTCAAATGAACTTTTATACAAAACATATAAACAAAAACCAGCAGGCGTCGTGGAACCTGTTTACGACGTCAACGGGCGTCCACTGTTTGGAGAGAGCAGTGACTTGCACCCGCAGTCCACACTAAAACTACCACATCAACGAGGCAGCGCCAACATCCTGACCAATGCTAGGTCCCTGCCGCGGAAAGGTGACTGCCGGAGAGGTAATGTGAATGGAGCGGTGAGTGGCATCTATATCAAACCAGGACCGATCTACTACCAGGACTATATGGGGCCCGTCTATCATAGAGCCCCGCTGGAACTATGTAGGGAGGCAAGTATGTGTGAAACAACTAGGAGAATTGGCAGGGTGACTGGTAGTGATGGGAAATTATACCATATCTACATCTGCATAGATGGGTGTGTCCTCCTGAAGAGGGCGACTAGAACCCAACCAGAAGTCCTAAAATGGGTATACAACAGATTAAATTGTCCTTTATGGGTCACCAGCTGCTCCGATGAAGGGAGTAAGGGTGCTACAAGTAAGAAGCAGCCTAAGCCAGATAGGATAGAAAAAGGCAAGATGAAAATAGCCCCAAAAGAGTCAGAAAAAGATTGCAAAACCAGACCCCCTGATGCGACTATAGTAGTAGAAGGGGTTAAGTACCAGGTGAAGAAGAAAGGAAAGGTAAGGGGAAAAAATACTCAAGATGGGTTGTATCACAACAAGAATAAGCCCCCTGAATCAAGAAAGAAATTGGAGAAGGCACTGCTGGCATGGGCCATCTTGGCAGCGGTTCTGCTTCAGCTGGTAACAGGAGAGAATATTACCCAGTGGAACTTAATGGACAATGGCACCGAAGGAATACAGCAAGCTATGTTCCTAAGAGGGGTGAACAGGAGTCTACATGGAATTTGGCCAGAGAAAATTTGCACCGGAGTACCAACTCACTTAGCAACAGACTATGAGCTCAGAGAGATAGTGGGGATGATGGATGCGAGTGAGAAGACCAACTACACGTGTTGCAGGTTACAAAGACATGAGTGGAACAAACATGGTTGGTGTAACTGGTTTCATATAGAACCGTGGATATGGCTGATGAACAAAACCCAAAACAACCTGACTGAAGGGCAGCCGCCTAAGGAGTGTGCTGTGACTTGTAGGTATGACAAGGAAGCAGAATTGAACATCGTGACACAGGCTAGGGACAGGCCTACAACTCTGACAGGTTGCAAGAAAGGCAAGAATTTCTCCTTCGCAGGTGTTATACTGGATGGGCCCTGTAACTTTAAAGTATCAGTTGAAGACGTGCTGTTCAAGGAGCACGATTGTGGCAACATGCTGCAAGAGACCGCGATACAGCTACTCGATGGGGCAACCAACACCATTGAGGGAGCAAGGGTAGGGACGGCTAAGTTGACAACCTGGTTAGGGAAGCAATTAGGAATCCTTGGTAAGAAGTTGGAGAATAAAACCAAAGCATGGTTTGGTGCACATGCAGCAAGTCCATACTGCGGAGTGGAGAGGAAGATCGGTTACGTCTGGTATACAAAAAACTGCACTCCAGCTTGCCTCCCAAGAAACACCAAGATAATAGGCCCCGGGAAGTTTGACACCAACGCCGAAGATGGCAAAATACTCCATGAGATGGGAGGGCACCTCTCAGAATTTGCCCTATTGTCCTTGGTGGTTCTGTCTGACTTTGCCCCAGAAACCGCGAGTGTCATCTACTTGGTTCTACATTTTGCGATCCCGCAAAGCCACGTTGATGTAGACACATGCGACAAGAACCAGCTGAATTTAACGGTCGCAACTACAGTAGCAGAAGTCATACCAGGGACAGTGTGGAACCTAGGGAAGTATGTCTGCATAAGACCGGACTGGTGGCCATATGAGACGACGACAGTCTTCGTCTTAGAGGAAGCAGGGCAAGTAATCAAATTGGGGCTAAGGGCCATCAGAGACTTAACTAGGATATGGAACGCTGCCACCACCACAGCTTTCCTAATCTTTTTAGTGAAAGCACTGAGGGGACAACTAATCCAAGGGCTATTGTGGCTGATGCTAATAACAGGAGCTCAGGGCTTCCCTGAATGCAAGGAGGGCTTCCAATATGCCATATCGAAAGACAGAAAAATGGGGTTATTGGGGCCAGAGAGCTTAACTACAACATGGCACCGTCCCACAAAAAAATTAGTGGACTCCATGGTACAAGTATGGTGTGAAGGAAAAGACTTGAAAATATTAAAAACGTGCCCCAAGGAAGAGAGGTACCTAGTGGCTGTGCACGAGAGAGCCCTATCAACCAGTGCTGAGTTTATGCCAATCAGTGATGGGACAATAGGCCCAGATGTGATAGATATGCCTGATGACTTTGAGTTTGGACTCTGCCCTTGTGACGCAAAACCAGTGATAAAGGGCAAATTTAATGCCAGCTTACTGAATGGACCAGCTTTCCAGATGGTATGCCCACAGGGGTGGACTGGTACAATAGAATGCACCCTGGCGAACCAAGACACCTTAGACACAACTGTGGTTAGGACATACAGAAGAACTACTCCATTTCAGCGGAGAAAATGGTGCTCCTATGAAAAAATAATAGGGGAAGATATCCATGAATGCATTCTGGGTGGAAACTGGACATGCATAACTGGTGACCATAGCAAGTTGAAAGACGGACCTATCAAGAAATGTAAGTGGTGTGGCTATGACTTCGTCAACTCAGAGGGACTGCCACACTACCCAATAGGTAAGTGCATGCTCATCAATGAGAGTGGGTACAGGTATGTAGATGACACCTCTTGCGATAGGGGTGGTGTAGCCATAGTCCCAACAGGCACCGTAAAGTGTAGAATAGGTGACGTCACGGTGCAGGTTGTCGCTTCTAATAATGATCTGGGACCCATGCCCTGCAGCCCAGCTGAAGTGATAGCAAGTGAAGGACCAGTGGAAAAGACTGCATGCACATTTAACTATTCAAGGACACTACCCAATAAGTATTATGAGCCAAGGGACCGTTACTTCCAACAATACATGCTAAAAGGGGAGTGGCAATATTGGTTTGACCTGGATCATGTAGACCACCACAAAGACTACTTCTCAGAGTTCATAATCATAGCAGTGGTCGCCTTGTTGGGTGGTAAATACGTACTGTGGCTCTTGATAACATACACAATACTGTCTGAGCAGATGGCTATGGGTGCTGGAGTGAATACTGAAGAGATAGTCATGATAGGCAACTTGCTGACACACAGTGATATTGAGGTTGTGGTCTATTTCCTTCTTCTGTACTTGATAGTTAAAGAGGAACTGGTGAGGAAATGGGTTATACTGGTGTACCACATCCTTGTAGCCAACCCTATGAAAACAATTGGGGTCATCCTACTAATGCTAGGGGGAGCGGTGAAGGCCAGCAGAATTGATGCTGATGACCAAAGTGCTACGGACCCATGCTTTCTTCTCGTAACAGGCATAGTGGCTGTTTTGATGACCGCTATGGTCTATTTCCTTCTTCTGTACTTGATAGTTAAAGAGGAACTGGTGAGGAAATGGGTTATACTGGTGTACCACATCCTTGTAGCCAACCCTATGAAAACAATTGGGGTCATCCTACTAATGCCAGGGGGAGTGGTGATAGCCAGCAGAATTGATGCTGGTGACCAAAGTGCTACGGACCCATGCTTTCTTCTCGTAACAGGCATAGTGGCTGTTTTGATGATCGCCAGAAGAGAACCTGCCACCTTGCCACTGATCATAGCATTGCTAGCAATAAGAACATCAGGATTTCTACTGCCTGCTAGCATTGATATAACTGTAGCAGTAGTATTAATCGCACTTTTGCTGGCTAGCTACGTGACAGACTACTTTAGATATAAAAAATGGCTTCAATTCTCATTTAGTTTGATAGCTGGTATCTTTATTATAAGGAGCTTGAAACACATCAACCAGATGGAGGTACCAGAAACATCTATGCCAAATTGGAGACCTCTAGTCCTTGTCATTTTCTATATAACATCTACAGCAATAACCACTAATTGGAACATTGACTTAGCAGGCTTCCTGCTGCAATGGGCGCCAGCAGTGATCATGATGGCTACCATGTGGGCAGACTTTTGGACTCTAATCATAGTCCTACCCAGTTACGAGTTATCTAAGCTTTACTTCCTAAAGAACGTCAGGACAGACGTGGAAAAGAACTGGCTCGGCAAAGTGAAATACAAACAGATCAGCTCGGTTTATGACATCTGTGACAGTGAAGAAGCAGTGTACCTATTTCCATCAAGGCATAAGAGTGGAAGCAGACCAGATTTCATATTACCTCTTTTGAAGGCCGTGTTAATAAGCTGCATCAGCAGCCAATGGCAAGTGGTTTACATTTCTTACCTAATACTGGAAATTACATACTATATGCACAGGAAAATCATAGATGAGGTGTCAGGAGGACCAAACTTTTTGTCAAGACTTATAGCAGCCATCATAGAATTAAATTGGGCCATAGATGATGAGGAATGTAAAGGGCTGAAGAAACTGTATCTCTTGTCAGGGAGAGTGAAGAATTTGATAGTTAAACACAAGGTGAGAAATGAAGCCGTCCACAGATGGTTTGGTGAGGAGGAAATATACGGGGCACCCAAGGTGATCGCTATCATAAAAGCTAGTACCCTAACCAAAAACAGGCACTGCATAATCTGCACTATCTGTGAAGGGAAAGATTGGAATGGAGCTAACTGCCCAAAGTGTGGAAGACAAGGAAAGCCCATAACATGTGGAATGACACTCGCAGACTTTGAGGAGAAACATTACAAAAAGATATTTATAAGAGAAGGATGCCACGATGGGCCTTCCAGGGAAGAGTACAAGGGTTACGTCCAATACATAGCCAGAGGACAACTCTTCCTGAGGAACCTACCAATTCTAGCGACGAAGATGAAGCTACTAATGGTGGGGAACCTCGGCGCAGAAATTGGCGATCTGGAACATCTAGGATGGGTACTGAGAGGGCCAGCCGTGTGCAAGAAAATTACCAACCATGAGAAGTGCCACGTAAACATCATGGATAAGCTAACTGCATTCTTTGGAATCATGCCTAGAGGTACAACCCCTAGGGCACCTGTGAGGTTCCCCACAGCACTACTGAAAGTGAGAAGGGGGCTAGAGACGGGATGGGCTTACACACACCAAGGAGGGATCAGCTCGGTAGACCATGTCACAGCCGGAAAGGATTTACTAGTGTGTGACAGCATGGGCAGGACCAGGGTTGTCTGTCATAGTAACAATAAGATGACTGATGAGACTGAGTATGGCATCAAGACCGACTCAGGGTGTCCCGAAGGTGCGAGGTGTTACGTGCTAAACCCAGAAGCTGTTAACATTTCTGGCACAAAAGGAGCTATGGTACATCTCCAGAAAACGGGGGGGGAGTTCACATGTGTCACTGCCTCAGGGACCCCAGCTTTCTTCGATCTGAAAAATCTAAAGGGCTGGTCCGGGCTACCAATTTTTGAAGCATCCAGTGGCAGGGTGGTTGGTAGGGTGAAAGTCGGCAAGAATGAGGATTCCAAGCCCACCAAACTAATGAGTGGAATCCAGACGGTGTCTAAGAACCAGACGGACCTAGCGGACATTGTAAAAAAATTGACTAGTATGAACAGAGGAGAGTTCAAACAGATAACATTGGCCACTGGGGCAGGAAAAACTACGGAACTGCCAAGGTCCGTCATAGAGGAGATAGGGAGACACAAAAGGGTCCTAGTCCTGATACCATTGAGAGCTGCAGCAGAGTCAGTGTATCAGTATATGAGAGTGAAGGACCCAAGTATATCTTTCAATCTTAGAATAGGAGATATGAAAGAAGGTGACATGGCTACTGGTATCACTTACGCCTCATATGGGTACTTTTGCCAGCTTCCTCAGCCCAAGCTGAGAGCTGCTATGGTAGAGTATTCATATATATTCTTAGATGAGTACCACTGTGCTACACCTGAGCAATTAGCAATAATTGGAAAGATACACAGGTTTTCTGAAAATCTTAGAGTGGTAGCAATGACAGCAACCCCCGCCGGAACGGGCACAACGACTGGTCAGAAACACCCTATAGAGGAGTCCATAGCTCCAGAGGTGATGAAGGGTGAAGATCTAGGTAGTGAATACTTGGATATTGCAGGGTTGAAGATACCGCCTGAAGAGATGAAAGGCAACATGCTCGTGTTCGTGCCAACTAGGAACATGGCAGTAGAAACAGCTAAGAAATTGAAGGCTAAAGGGTACAACTCTGGATACTATTACAGCGGGGGAAACCCAGAGAACTTGAGGGTGGTAACCTCGCAATCCCCGTATGTGGTGGTAACCACCAATGCCATAGAGTCAGGTGTGACATTACCAGACTTAGACACAGTTGTAGACACTGGACTAAAGTGTGAGAAGAGGGTGAGGATATCTTCCAAAATGCCCTTCATTGTAACAGGACTTAAGAGAATGGCAGTCACAATAGGAGAGCAAGCCCAGCGCAGGGGTAGAGTAGGGAGAGTCAAGCCAGGTAGGTACTATAGGAGTCAAGAAACAGCTTCAGGGTCAAAAGATTACCATTACGACCTACTACAAGCCCAGAGGTACGGAATAGAAGATGGAATTAATGTAACAAAGTCATTCAGGGAGATGAACTACGACTGGAGCCTTTATGAAGAGGACAGCCTGATGATAACTCAACTTGAGGTCCTCAACAACCTCCTTATATCAGAAGACCTGCCTGCCGCAGTGAAGAACATCATGGCCCGGACCGATCACCCAGAACCCATACAACTGGCCTACAACAGTCATGAAAACCAAATTCCAGTGCTGCTCCCAAAGATCAAAAATGGTGAGGTGACAGACAGTTATGAGAATTACACATACCTCAATGCAAGAAAACTAGGAGAGGACGTGCCGGTGTATGTGTACGCCACGGAGGGTGAGGATCTAGCAGTGGATCTTCTGGGTATGGATTGGTCGGACTCAGGCAACCAACAGGTGGTAGAGACAGGGAGGGCATTAAAACAAGTAACTGGCTTATCCACAGCAGAAAACGCCCTCTTGATAGCCCTATTCGGCTACGTCGGTTACCAGACACTTTCAAAAAGGCACATACCCATGGTTACTGACATCTATACACTTGAAGACCACAGGCTCGAGGACACAACCCACCTCCAGTTTGCCCCAAACGCTATAAGGACTGACGGCAAGGACTCAGAGTTGAAGGAACTAGCTGTGGGAGACCTTGATAAATATTTGGATGCACTGGTAGACTACTCCAAACAAGGGATGAAATTTATCAAAGTCCAAGCTGAAAAGGTCAAAGACTCCCAGTCTACAAAGGAAGGCTTGCAAACTATTAAGGAGTATGTGGATAAGTTTATACAATCATTAACAGAGAATAAGGAGGAAATCATCAGGTATGGACTATGGGGAGCTCACACAGCACTCTACAAAAGCTTGGCAGCGAGACTGGGGCATGAAACAGCTTTTGCAACTTTAGTGGTAAAATGGTTGGCTTTTGGGGGCGAAACAGTATCTGCTCACATAAAGCAAGCAGCAGTTGATCTAGTAGTATATTATATCATGAACAAACCATCTTTTCCCGGAGATACAGAGACCCAACAAGAGGGGAGGAGGTTTGTGGCTAGTCTTTTTATATCAGCACTAGCAACATACACATATGAAACCTGGAATTACAACAATCTGGCACGGGTCGTCGAACCTACTTTAGCTTACCTCCCATATGCTACAAGTGCCTTGAAGTTGTTCACACCCACAAGATTAGAGAGTGTGGTCATACTCAGTTCTACAATTTACAAGACATACCTCTCTATAAGGAAGGGTAAGAGCGACGGCTTGCTAGGTACGGGCATAAGTGCAGCCATGGAGATCTTAAACCAAAACCCAATCTCAGTAGGTATATCTGTGATGCTGGGGGTAGGTGCTATCGCCGCCCATAATGCAATAGAATCTAGTGAACAGAAAAGAACTTTGTTGATGAAGGTCTTTGTAAAAAACTTCTTGGACCAGGCAGCAACAGATGAGCTAGTCAAAGAGAACCCTGAAAAAATAATCATGGCTCTGTTTGAAGCAGTCCAGACCATAGGAAACCCCCTAAGACTCATCTACCATTTGTACGGGGTGTACTATAAGGGGTGGGAAGCCAAAGAGCTCGCAGAGAAAACTGCTGGCCGCAACTTATTCACATTGATCATGTTTGAAGCCTTTGAACTTTTAGGTATGGACTCAGAAGGGAAGATAAGGAACTTGTCAGGTAACTACATACTGGACTTGATATTCAATTTGCATAATAAATTAAACAAGGGACTCAAAAAACTAGTCCTTGGGTGGGCTCCAGCACCTTTCAGCTGTGATTGGACACCAAGTGATGAGAGGATAAGCCTACCTCACAACAACTACTTGAGGGTAGAAACCAGGTGTCCTTGTGGCTATGAGATGAAGGCAATAAAAAATGTTGCTGGTAAACTAACAAAAGTTGAAGAAAAGGGGCCCTTCTTGTGCAGGAATAGATTAGGGAGAGGACCTCCAAACTTCAGAGTAACAAAGTTCTATGATGATAACTTGGCAGAAGTCAAGCCAGTAGCTAAGCTAGAAGGCCAGGTGGATCTCTACTACAAGGGAGTAACAGCAAAGTTAGACTACAATAACGGGAAAGTACTGTTAGCTACCAACAAGTGGGAGGTGGACCACGCTTTCCTGACCAGACTAGTAAAGAAGCACACAGGGATAGGTTTTAAAGGTGCATATTTGGGTGACCGACCAGATCATCAAGATCTTGTTGATAGAGATTGTGCAACTATAACGAAGAACTCAGTACAATTCCTAAAAATGAAGAAGGGTTGCGCTTTCACATATGACCTAACAATCTCTAACCTTGTCAGGCTTATTGAACTAGTCCATAAGAATAATTTACAAGAAAGAGAGATCCCTACTGTGACAGTAACTACTTGGATTGCATATTCTTTTGTCAATGAAGACCTGGGGTCTATCAAGCCTGTATTGGGGGAAAAAGTCATCCCAGAACCCCCCACGGAGTTGAGTCTCCAACCCACTGTGGGATTAGTCACTACTGAAACAGCAATAACCATAACAGGGGAGGCTGAAGTGATGACGACAGGGATCACACCAGTGGTAGAGATGAAAGAAGAACCTCAGCTGGACCACCAGTCAACTACCCTAAAGGTAGGGTTGAAGGAAGGGGAATATCCAGGGCCAGGAGTTAACCCTAACCATTTAGTAGAGGTGATAGATGAGAAAGATGACAGGCCTTTTGTCCTGATTATCGGGAACAAAAGTTCTACCTCAAACAGAGCAAGAACGGCCAAGAATATAAGTCTGTACAAAGGAAACAACCCAAGAGAGATCAGGGATCTGATGAGCCAAGGAAGAATATTTGACGTTGCTCTAAAAGAGTTGGACCCGGAATTAAAAGAATTAGTTGATTACAAGGGGACCTTTCTCAATAGGGAAGCTTTAGAAGCCCTAAGCTTAGGTAAACCAATTAAGAGGAAAACCACAACAGCAATGATCAGGAGGTTAATAGAGCCAGAGGTTGAGGAGGAACTACCAGATTGGTTCCAAGCGGAAGAACCCCTATTTTTGGAAGCAAAAATTCAGGCTGACTTATATCACCTAATTGGCAGTGTTGATAGTATAAAAAGCAAAGCAAAGGAATTAGGGGCCACAGATAACACAAAGATAGTGAAGGAAGTCGGGGCTAGGACCTATACGATGAAATTGAGCAGCTGGAGCACACAAGTCACTAAAAAACAGATGAGTCTAGCCCCCCTCTTCGAAGAGCTGTTAATAAAGTGCCCTCCATGTAGTAAAATTTCAAAGGGACATATGGTGTCAGCATACCAACTGGCTCAAGGAAACTGGGAACCCCTCGGGTGTGGGGTCTATATGGGGACCATACCAGCTAGGCGTCTCAAGATCCACCCTTATGAGGCCTACCTTAAACTCAAAGAGCTGGTGGAAGTTGAACTTTCAAGGGTTACTGCAAAAGAATCCATCATAAGAGAACATAACACCTGGATTCTACGGAAAGTGAGACACGAAGGGAACCTAAGAACTAAATCAATGATTAACCCTGGAAAAATATCAGATCAGCTATGCAGAGATGGACACAAAAGAAACATATATAATAAGATTATAGGCTCAACAATGGGCTCTGCTGGTATTAGGCTGGAGAAACTGCCAGTAGTCCGAGCCCAAACTGACACAACCAGTTTCCACCAAGCTATAAGAGAAAAAATTGATAAACCAGAAAACAAGCAGACCCCTGAATTGCATGAAGAACTAATGAAGGTTTTCGACTGCTTAAAGATCCCAGAGCTGAAGGAATCGTTTGATGAAGTCTCATGGGAACAATTAGAAGCCGGGATAAACCGTAAGGGAGCAGCCGGTTATCTAGAGAGTAAGAACATAGGGGAAGTGCTAGACACAGAGAAACACATAGTAGAACAGCTGATCAAGGATCTGAGGAAGGGGAAGAAAATTAGGTACTATGAAACAGCCATTCCCAAGAATGAGAAGAGAGACGTCAGCGACGACTGGGAAGCCGGAGAGTTCGTTGATGAAAAGAAACCAAGGGTAATCCAGTACCCGGACGCCAAGGTGAGACTGGCCATTGCAAAAGTGATGTACAAGTGGGTGAAGCAAAAACCAGTGGTGATACCCGGTTATGAAGGTAAAACACCGCTATTTGACATATTCAACAAAGTGAAGAAGGAGTGGGATTCATTCCAGGACCCCGTAGCAGTGAGCTTTGACACCAAAGCATGGGATACACAAGTCACCAGTAAAGACCTAATGTTGATAAAGGACATCCAAAAATATTATTTCAAGAGAAGTACACACAAATTTTTAGATACAATAACAGAACACATGGTGGAGGTACCCGTCATAACAGCAGACGGTGAAGTTTACATAAGGAATGGTCAGAGGGGTAGTGGCCAACCCGACACAAGCGCTGGTAATAGTATGTTGAATGTCCTAACCATGATATATGCCTTCTGTAAAAGTACAGGTATACCTTACAGGGGATTCAGCAGAGTGGCAAGAATCCATGTGTGTGGTGATGATGGCTTTCTGATAACAGAAAGAGGACTGGGATTGAAATTCTCTGAGAAGGGTATGCAGATATTACATGAGGCCGGGAAGCCCCAGAAAATAACTGAAGGGGAAAAAATGAAAGTGGCATACAGATTTGAGGACATTGAGTTTTGTTCCCATACCCCCGTGCCAGTCAGATGGGCAGATAACACCAGTAGTTACATGGCAGGGAGGAGCACAGCCACCATACTAGCTAAGATGCCAACCAGGTTGGATTCCAGCGGAGAGAGGGGTAGCACAGCTTATGAGAAGCCCGTAGCTTTTAGCTTCCTTTTGATGTACTCATGGAACCCCGTAGTTAGAAGGATCTGCTTACTGGTGTTGTCACAGTTTCCTGAAATATCCCCATCCAAAAACACAATATACTACTACCAAGGGGATCCTATAGCTGCGTACAGAGAAGTGATAGGGAAACAGCTGTGTGAACTGAAAAGAACAGGATTTGAGAAGTTGGCTAGTTTGAATTTGAATATGACCACTTTAGGCATCTGGACAAAACATACTAGTAAAAGACTAATCCAAGACTGTGTGGAAATAGGTAAGAGAGAAGGTAACTGGTTAGTTAATGCTGACAGACTGATTGCAGGAAAGACTGGGAAGTTTTACATCCCAAGCACTGGTGTCACTCTGTTGGGAAAACATTATGAGGAAATTAACTTAAAGCAAAAGGCGGCACAATCGCCGATAGAGGGGGTTGACAGATATAAGTTGGGCCCCATAGTTAATGTTATCTTGAGAAGACTGAGGGTGATGCTGATGACAGTGGCCAGCGGAAGCTGGTGAATCTGCCCAGAGAGTCGTGCCCTCACTCAAGGTGTCATTTGTAAATATGGTGAATAGACAGCTAAGATATATATTGTAGTTGGATAGTAATGTAGTGATAGTAGATACCCCGATTTAACACTACCTCCAATGCACTAAGCACTTTAGCTGTGTGAGGTTAACTCGACGTCCATGGTTGGACTAGAGGATGGCTCTAACGGTCCCCC